ATGGCAATCATGTTGCTGTGCCAAGCAGAGAACCTGCACCCGGCAATAGCCATGCGGGATTTTCATGTCATCCAGGGCCGTCCAGCTCTGAAAGCAGATGCAATGCTGGCAAGGTTTCAGCAAGCCGGAGGTAAAGTTGAATGGAAGGTATATACAGATGCAGAAGTTACAGGCGTATTTAGCCACCCTCAAGGGGGTTCGCTTGAAGTTACTTGGACGCTCGCCCAGGCGAAATCCATTGGTATCGCAGGTAAGGACAACTGGAAAAACTATCCACGTGCAATGCTTAGAGCAAGGTGTTTATCAGAGGGTATCCGTGCGGTCTATCCGGGTTGCGTGGTTGGCGTATACACACCCGAGGAAGTACAAGACTTTGAACCCCGCAAGACGGTGGATATGGGAACAGCAGAACGTGTTGATGAAGTCACGCAAGATGTGGGAGTGGAAGTGGCAGATGGGGCATATCACCTCTTCATCCCAGGCAACGACAAGCCGTACCACAGCTACCACACCACAGACGAATGGATAGAGGGTTACTGCTTGATGGTTAACCGCATCTCTGTGTCACCCAAGTTCAGCGATGCTGAGAGGGCTGAGAAGCTAGACTTGTTGAAGCAGTCAAACATACCCATCACCGCTGAGTTTGACGCATACACAAACATCAAGCTGAAAGGTGAGATTGTCAAAGCCGGAGGGACTATCACTCCCCCAAAGCCGGAACCCCTGCCGCCCACAGGCTTGGAACTCAACGAGCCAATATTTTGAATCACCTGGAAAACATTGGGCCGCTAACACCCAGAGAGGCACTAGACAACTATGGCAGCTTCAGGTTGGCGGCACATATCGAATATCTCAGGCGGCAGGGATACCCAATCCACACTTCAATGGTTTCTCAAGGTGGCAAAGACTTTGCCAAATACTCACTACGAAAGGAAAGAAATGGCCTCTAACCCACATCAAGAACAACCCGGCATGGGTGTCTGCTACTGGGAGGAAGAATCCCAGCGCAAGTCACCCAAAGGCCCAGACTTCAAAGGCTTTGTTGTACTAGAGATGGACTACAAAGCTGGCGAGAAGCTGAAGCTGGCACTGTGGCAAAAGCCCACCAGCCGGGGCTACAACTTGCTGGCAGTCAAGGAAGACAACTGGCTTAAGAAGAAGAAACTGGAGGAGGGTAGACCTACAGAGGTTGCGCCTCGCTACAGTGTCAGAAAAGACGATAACGACATACCTTTTAATTAGAACGGGTCTATAATGGTTGTACCGCCACAGCACAGGAGTACAACATGGTTCGTTCTAAGGAATGTTTTAAGTGCAACACTGTCAAGCCATTGGACGAGTTCTACAAGCACTCCATGATGGCTGACGGTCATCTCAACAAGTGCAAAGAATGCACAAAGTCAGATGTAGGTAAACACAGGTTAATCAACATTGAAAGGATAAGAGAGTATGACAAACGAAGAGCTGAACTCCCTGAGAGAAAAAGACATAACGCAGTGGTTAGTAAAGCGTGGAGAGCAGAGGATGCTAGAAGGCACAGAGCGCACTCCAGAGTTAGTTGGGCTATCCGCAGTGGAGTTCTTAAACGTGAACCTTGCTGCCGTTGCGGAAGCGAAAAGACATTGGCACATCACGAAGACTACGACAAAGCATTAGAAGTAATGTGGCTCTGTCAACCTTGCCATAAGCAACGACACAAAGAATTAAAAGAAGAGTTTTGATGGCTAACAAAGTCACACCTACCCAGAGAAGTCTTGCGTACCTACGGGAGCAAGGATACTTAGTCGCAATTGTTGAACACTGGAATCCGTTTGCCAGGATACGACAAGACCTCTGGGGATGGTGTGACCTCTTGTGCATTCGCAAAGGTGAAATCCTGGCTGTGCAAGTCACTGCAAGTGCTGTGTCTACCAGGATAAAGAAGATACAGGATTCAGATACCGTGCAACATGTGCGGGATGCTGGCATCCGTATAGAAGTGCATGGCTGGCGCAAGTCAGCTAAGACCAACAAGTATGTATTAAGAATTGAGGATATATCGTGAATCAGCAACCCATTCAACCATCTCAGAAGTCTCTGGAAAAAGGGCGTAATGCCGTTGAGTACACTCAAAAGTTTTTGAGCATGTCTCTCCAGGAAATCTGGAACATTGCATACACATCTGGGTATGAAGATGCGATGGAGATTGTGAAAACAGACTTGCAGCCGGGAGCAACTTCAGCGCAAAGCTGAGGGTTAGGCCTCTGCTGGCAGACCAGAGTTATCCCGACAGTCTGCCACCCCTAACCAACAAGGAACACGAATGGCATTAGCAAAACCAATCACGAAAGAGCGAATAGAAAAGAAGGTCTTACGCATACCAGAAGCAGGATGCTGGGTCTGGATGGGTGCAACACAAGTGAGAGGCTATGGAGAAATTGTTTCCAACAATCGCAAGCATCTTGCTCATCGTGCTAGTTACGAGGCTTTTGTGGGAAAGATTCCCAAAGGCATGTATGTTTGTCATGCTTGCGATAACGTGGCTTGTGTCAATCCTAATCACCTATTTTTAGGAACACAGAAACAAAACTTGCAAGACATGGCAAGCAAGGGACGTAGCACCAGGGGAGAGAAAAATCCTATGGCAAAGCTCAATGAAGACAAGGTGAGTTTTATAAAAAGAGGAATTGCTATGGGTCACAGTGACACAGGCTTATCTTTTGCCTGGGGAGTATCTAGGCAAACAATTAACGACATCAGACACAACAAACTTTGGAGCCACGTAAATGTCTAAAGCACATATTTTTATCTGTACACCTATGTATGGTGGCATGTGTACCGGGTACTTCACCCAGTCACTGCTACAAGCCGCAGGTGTACTGCGCCAGCACGACTACGACATGAGCTTTAGCTGCATGTTTAACGAGAGCCTTATCCAGCGAGGCAGGAACGCACTTGCACACGGGTTCATGCAAAAGAAGGATGCAACCCACTTAATGTTCATAGATGCAGATATTCGCTTCAATCCAGCAGACATTGTGAAGATGGTGGAAGCAGATGTGGACGTTATCTGCGGCATATATCCTAAGAAAGAAATCAACTGGGCAGGTGTTGAGCAAGCCGTGCAAGAGGGTGTACCGCAAGACCAACTCAAGACCCGCACAGGCTCTCTGGTGGTGAATCTGGTGGACTACCAGGGTGCAGTCACCGTACCTGCTGACAAGCCTGTAGAGATATGGAATGGTGGTACAGGGTTCATGCTCATCAAGCGTGAGACACTGGAGAAGCTATCTACCCTCATGCCCAGCTATGTCAATGACGTAACCTTCTTGGACGGCACTATCAAGCAAGACCGCATCGTTGAATACTTTGCTTGTGGCATTGAGCCGGGTACAGAGCGCCTGTTGTCAGAGGACTACTATTTCTGCATCAAGTGCCGGGAGCATGGCATCAAAGTGTATGCCGCACCCTGGGCAGTCCTGGGCCACTTTGGGACGTACTTGTTTGAGGGCGGCTTGCTGCCAGCGCCATGACGATAGCTCTGGACTTAGGATGCGGTAGCAGATACCGCAACCACTACAACGCTGATACTCTGATAGGCCTAGACCAGTTCCCTGTGGCTGACCTACAAGCTGACCTGGTGTGGGAGCCTATTCCCTGCCTGGACAACTCCTATGACTACATCACAGCGTTTGACTTCATAGAACACATGCCACGGGTTATCTATGTAGATAAACAAGCCAAGTACCCGTTCATAGACTTGATGAACGAGATATGGAGAGTGCTTGTGCCGGGTGGGTTGTTCTACTCATCCACCCCGGCATTCCCACATGCAGCCGCTTTCCAAGACCCTACACATGTCAACATCATCACGCCAGATACCTGGGGTGAATACTTTGATGACAAGAAGCGGTGGGCCAGCGTGTACGGTTTTAAGGGTGCATTTCAGATTGAGAGCATAGGCTACAGCGGCCCACACCTGCAATGCGAAATGCGGAAGGTCAGCGTTTAGCAGTCTGAGCAGAGCGCCGGAAGGCTTCCTTGGTTGGATAGCCTTTCTGCCCTCGCTTCTTTGCTGGTAGACCAGCAGCCCTGCGTTTGTTGATGTTGAAGTACAAGCCACGTTTGGCTTTAGGTGTGTATGCCATTATCTGCATCCCCAGCGTTTACGAGCAGCTTTGCCACGTTCTCCAGTCCAATTTTTTGACCTACTACAGAACGACTTTTGGCGTGGGCCTGATTTGGTGGGAGCTTTGAGATTGCTACCCGTGGCTCTGTTGGCCTTGGCTCTGCCTTTAGCAGTCAGACCACCACCCTTTTTGACAGACAGCTTCTCGCCTCTGCCAACACTTAAATTGGGAAACTTCTTTTTAGGCATCACACATTCCTCTCAAAATGGGGAGTGTCTGGCAAAGACTTGAAGTTGCCACCCCACCTGTTCTTAGGATTCATAGTCTCCCAGTAGGAGCCTATCTCTTGTAATGCGGCTTTATCCCAGACTGGTTTACCGTCCTTCAGGAAGTTTAAATCAATGGCAAGACGGCGCATGTGATTGCTCTGCATGGTCTTAGTCTTACCTTCTTTGAAGTAAATCTCTTGTTGAGCAAGGGTGCGGTACAGCTCTCCAGCGGTGACAGTCCAGCCAAGTGCTGTGGCGAATTCAATCAGCTTGCAAGCATCAAGCAAGAACTTGGATTGCTCGTCTGACAGACTCATGCGTCAGGGGTGAGAGCGCCAATCAAACCAGTGACTGCCAGACCAGCAGAGATAACCAAGTCAGCAACACCGGGGGCAAAAGGGATTCCCAGAGCAGTCAGCAACAAAGTGATGCCTCTCCAGGTGGAGGGTTCTTTTAGACGTTCAAGAAGATATGACTTCATGGTTTCCTCACTTGTGAAAAAAGTTAGAAAAATATCCGATTACGCTTGAGATAGCAGACACAAGAGCCATACCAGCCCAGAATCCACCACGGCCTTGATTTGCAAGGGCAACCAGATGAGCAAGCTGGTTTTCCATCTTGTCCATCTTTTTGTCCATGTCATCAAATCGGCGTTCATAGTCTTCAACTTTTTGCCAGAGTACGCCGTATTTGACCAAATCAATTTCTGGTGTTGCCATTTATGACAAGCCCTCTCCAGGGACAATGTAGGCTTCAGGCGTACCTGTTTCAGATACAAACGACACGTACACCGGGCTGGTGTTGGTAGCCTGTGGGCCAGTCACCACCATGACGGTATCTGGCGGCACAACCACCCCGTACTGAGGGG